TTCTCCTGTGGGTGATTATCGGTGTTGCGCCTGTCGCTGTAGCAAAAATGGCGTGGCGTTTTGTGAGTTGAGGTGACAATGAAGCAAATATACATGCTTCGCAACGAAGCAATCAGAAACAACGCCATAGACGCAATACTCTCACTTCCGATCGACGACAAGTCACCTCACGAAGTCCACATTAAAGAACCAAAGCGGAGCAATCCTCAAAACCGCCTTATGTGGGCGTTATTGCAGGACGTATCACGTCAGGTGCTTTGGCATGGACAGAGACTTGCGCCGGAG